AATTGTTTGGATAAGCCAAAACTTAGCTGTACCATTCTGGATGGTAGGTCATGTGCACCTATCTGTAAATGTATATGAAGATATATATGAAATAATAGCATCCTTTGGGATGAACATTATTGTAGCTGTAGGATTTATAATTGACTACACAAATAATAAAAAAGAAAATAATAACTCCCTGTAGCTCAGCTGGATAGAGCAACTGCCTTCTAAGCAGTAGGTCTCAGGTTCGAATCCTGACAGGGAGACTTTACTATTTTCTAAGTAAATAATAATCTAAACTATATAATTATGAGAGTAGAAGTTTTATTAAACGGATCAACAAAAATTGTTATTATTCCGGAAAATGATATTGAAGTAGCAGTACTAAAGACTATTGGTGCTGGTGGTGTAGATGCTACAATTATTCAGAATCATACACAGATATTAGATAAAGTAATCCAAGATGGGTTAGTAATATCAGCACAAGGTATGAAGACTGATAGTATATAATACTAATCATCATGACAGCAAAAGAAGCAGATGATATAGGTAAGAAGCTTGTAAGAAATGGTTTTAGAAGGCAAGCTTTAAACCATAATAGATACTATGCTGCGTATGAAGGTATTTATATAGAAGTTGTGCTTGAACTTGCCTATAGTAGTAACTGGGATGCTGTATTTACTTATACTTTAGATGCTCATACAGTAGTTAAATTTACAGGACACACTGGTCCTGACGGAATTACTGCAAAGTATTTATTTAAAGAAGCAGATAAGCTTAGAGCAATATTTAATTTCTTAAGGTTATGATTATAGTAAAAGATAAAAAAATAAAGAATCTGATTGAAGATATCTGTAAAGAGCATCATGGCTCTTCTGTACACCAGGATAGTAACATAGGATACTTGTGGTATATGTATGTAAATGGATCTAAGCAAGGTACATTTAAGCCATTCATGTTTATGGCTGAACTTAATCTTCTTGTAGCTACAGGTTATGTAACTGAAGATGAGAAGCAAAGAATGCTTGGTATGATGCTTAGTCAAGATGAAGATAACTTTAATCTTATGGCATATAGTATTATACATTTTAGAAATCAAAGAATAAAGGACATGGGTTTGTATGTGCTTGATAATGAAAAGTATAGTAATATTGAGTATCTCACAGATGTACTCAGCCGTGAAATGTTTAAACCTAGTATAGTATGATAAAAGAGAGTGATTTTGAAAATCTACGTTTTAGCAAAAATGTAGTTACAAAAGAGGAAAGTGGGAATAATTCCGATTATTACTATTATTCTTTACAATTAACAGATGGTATAATACTTACTAGTGTAGAAAATGATTTAGTAATTCATGATAGCTGGTATGTTACTGATTTTGATAATGAAATAAAAATTGATAATATAGATGACTTATGTATATTTATTACTCTCATTTCAAATTTCAAATTCAACTTTAAGGAATGTACTTAGGTAAACTAGTAAAGAGAAACGGTAAGTTGACTTATCCGTCCGGGAAAGATAAGCTCTTATATGAGCTGTTTGTACAAAAGATAAAAGATGGTCAAGAGGTTGACATCTTTGTATCAATAAAAGGATCTAAAGCTAACAATGCTCAGATATCTAAGGTGCATGCATCTATAAGAATGATAGCTCAAGAACTTGGCTATAGTTTTCATGACATGAAACTGATAGTAAAAGAGTACTCAGGTCTCTGCTATGAAGCAGAAGGAGAAGTAGTATGTATTTCATTTGCAGATTGCAGTAGTCAAGAAATAAGTGCTGCAATAGAAGCTGCTAATCAAATAGCAGAAGAGAATGGGATTATTCTTGGGTAGGTTCAACGTAACCTTCATCACCTCTTTCAAGAATCTCTTTTTCTTCAAACATCTTCTCATCTATTGCTTTCTTTTCAATATCTGCAATCATTAACGTAATAGTAAAAAATGCTCTTTGTGCATCAGAAAATTCTTCATACTTGCCTTCTATGACTTTCTTAAGACTTTCTTCTGTTTTTTCAGACTCTTCCATAGTTTTGAAGATATACATGAGAGAGTTCTTAAGCATCATATAGTATGACTTATTTACTCTTACATCAAGTAGTGCATCATCTTTAAGTTCTTTTACGTTGATTGCCATAACATTAAATAGTTTTAACAAATTTATATAAAAATGTCAAATACTTTAAACATTGATGAAATAAAGGATAAGGTGCATGAGAAGTTAAAACCTTCTGGTTGGGCCAGAGTACTAAGAAGTTTTATTTATAGTAAGGACTTTGAGAATATAGTACTAGCATTAGCTAAGCAATCTAAAGATGGTAAGAGGTTTACTCCTGCTATGAAAAATTGGTTTAGAGCATTTGAAGAATGTCCGTATAGTGAGCTTAAAGTAGTTATTATAGGACAAGATCCTTATCCTGGTTATGCTACTGCAGATGGAATAGCATTTAGTTTAAGTGATTGTCCTGAAATGCAACCAAGTCTGAAGTATTTACTAGATGAAGTAAACAGATCTGTTTATTCAGGAGAAAGAGTATCAGTAGATAAAGATCTGAAGAGATGGTCTAATCAGGGAGTATTACTTTTAAATACTGCTTTGACAACCGTTATAGGTAAGACTGGTCAGCATTTTCTTATATGGAGACCTTTCATTGCTTATGTCTTTGATTGGTTAACATGGAATAACTCTGGCTTAGTTTATATCTATATGGGTAAAAAAGCTGAGGAGTGGATGGATACAGTAAGTGATAATAATTATAAATTTGCTGTCTCTCATCCTGCATCTGCTAGTTATAATAATCTTGAAACTTGGGATTCTAAAGGAGTATTTGTAGAAGCATCTAAGATAGTAGAGAAGAACTATAATTTTAAAATCAACTGGTAATGGAAGAAATATTCAATAAGCTTATAAAATTAAATCTTACTCCTAATCAATACTATTTACTTTACTGTAAGAAGAATAACGTAAATCCCTCCTTTAATATTAGTGTAAGCTTAGAATATGCAAGATTACTAAATAATGATTGGATAGATGAAAGTGGTAATCTTACTAGTAAGTCTATACTATTAACTCAGGAGTTAGATTCTTTCTTTAGAGTCAATAAGAAGAAGACATCAAAGCAAATACTAGGTGAAGATTTCATAAAGAATATTGAGGAATATTTAGAAATTTTTCCTAAATTTAAACTTCCCAGCGGTAAATATGCTAGATCAGATAAGAAGAACTTAGAGAACAACTTCAGATGGTTTTTTGAAAATCATCAGTATGATTGGAATACAGTTCTTCAAGCAACAACCATGTATGTTAATGAATATCAATCACAGAATTATAAGTACATGCGCACCTCTCAGTATTTTATCAGGAAACTGAATCCTGCTGAGAAAACTTTTGAATCTGAATTAGCAAATTATTGTGAGGTATATTTAAACGGATCTGAAGATTATTCAGATAATCACTTTAGTGAAAAAGTAGTATGAGAAACGGAAAATATCTGCTTTTAGCAGCAGTAGTGGGGACGGTACTAAGCTATTATATTGTAAGTAGATTCATTATTGAAATTAGCTTCTTAAGATATATAGTACTTGAATTAGTAATTGCACTATTTCACAGCTTATATAATAGACTAAAACTTGAATTCAATGAGTAATTCTGAAACAAAAAAGCCTTGGAATAGTCAAAGAGAAGGATTTCAAGATTCATTAAAGTATTTGCAAGGGAGAATGCAAGGACAGATTAGAAGTCTTAAAACTCCCTGGTTAAAGTTTAATGATGCTATGACAGATGGAATTGAATGGAATACCTTAAACGTGTTAGGTGGAAGACCAGCAAGCGGTAAGACATTAATTGTAGAACAAATAGTAAGAGAATCCTTTCCTTTAAATCCAGGTGAAAATTTTAGAGTACTTCAATTTCAATTTGAAATGTTAGCTAGAACCTCTGCTATACGTGAGTATTCAAGTGTTGTAGGTAAATCTTACAAGTACTTATGTAGTGCAGATGGTAAACTATCTGAAGATGATTTGAAAAAATGTTATGATTACGCAAAAGAAAAAGTGAAATATCCAATAGATGTAGTAGAAAAACCTTGTACCATAGAAGAATTCAAGGAGATTATTAGGGATTACATGCTTTTTCATGCTCAACATGATTCCAATGGTAATATGATTTTTCCAAAAGTGCTGATTACTATAGATCACTCTTTGCTTTTTAAGAAAGCTCCGTATGAAAAAGACAAGCAGGATATGTTAAATAATTTGGGTGAGGCTCTCACTCTTATGAAAAGAACATTCCCTATTGCTTTTATATTACTGAGTCAGTTAAATAGAAATATTGACAATCCTGAAAGAAGTGAAGACGGGAAGTATGGTAACTATGTACTTGAATCTGATATATTTGGTTCAGATGCTATTCTTCAACATGCAGATAATGTTATAGGAATTAACAGACCTGCTAAACAGAAGATTAGATTTTATGGTCCAGATAGGTTTATGATTGAAGATGACAGGGTGTTAGTCCTACACTTCTTAAAATGTAGAAACGGTGATACTAGACTTAGTTTCTTTAAAGCCGAGTTTGAGAAGATGAGAATTGTAGAGATGAATACTCCGCCACAACAAGAAAAAAAGATAGTAACAAAACAGTAAATTATGAGTCTAACAACAAAGAATGTCTCTTTTAATAGACATGAAAAGACAGAAGAGCTGATTAAACATCATGATTGGAAATTTAAACTAATACAAGAAGAAAGTCCACTGTTTATCCCTAAGTGTGCATATGTACCTAAAGGATATAGTGAACTTCATATTGGTTTCTTTCCAAGTGAGGTAAAGAAAGGTAAAGATATTTATACTGAATTTACAAGTATAGATCTTGAACCTGAAGATCCTAAGAGAACTCTTCACATGTGGAGGTACAATCCTCATTACGAGGAAGAATATTCTAAAACTGAAATGACAGCAACAGGACAGTTTAGATATTTAGTACCTGTATCTGAATTAATTAAAATTGATCCTGAAGTTAAAGCTGAACAGCAAACTTTATTTCCAGACTTTGATGAGATAATGGATCCGGACACTGATGCACCATTAAGTCAAATTACTATTAGGGATTTAGCAGCAATCATGCTAATGAAACCAGTTAGTAATAAAAAGTGGTTAAATGATTTAGTTATTAAAAACGACAAAGCACCATGGGAATAGTATTGCCAACAGCAAAAGTGGCTCCTGAATGTAAGAGCCCTAAAAATCTGATTATCTTCTCTAAACCTAAGATTGGTAAGACAAGTTTATTAAGTACACTTGATAACTGTTTGATCTTAGATTTGGAAGGAGGTACTAAGTATCTGAATGCTATGAAGGTTGAAGCCAAAAGCTTTGAGGAAATCAGAGAGGTTGGTAAAGCTATTAAAGAAGCAGGACATCCTTACAAGTACATTGCAGTAGATACTATAACTGCATTAGAAGAAATGGTTATACCGTATGCAGAAATTCTTTATTCTAAATCTCCAATGGGTAAGAACTGGTTCAATCCAGGTGGAGGTAAAGAGAAGTATGGAAGTGTATTGGGTCTCCCTGAAGGTGCTGGTTATTTCTGGACTAGACAAGCATTTACAAAAGTCATTGACTTTATTCTAACTTGGGCTCCTTATGTAATCTTTGTAGGTCACGTAAAGGATACTATGTTAGAGAAAGCCGGTGGAACATTTAATGCTATGGATCTAGACTTAACTGGTAAACTGAAGAGAATAACTACTTCTAATTCAGATGCAATTGGTTATTTGTATAGGAAAGGAAATAGAAACATTCTTAGTTTTAAGACTAATGATGATATCTCCTGCGGGGCAAGACCTGAGCATCTAAGAAATGAAGAGATAGTAATTTCTGAGATAAACGACAATGGTGAGTATGTTACTCACTGGGACAAAGTATTCATTGATTAATAATAAATAAACAAAAACAAAATGGGTTTAAGTACAACAAATTTGGCAACAGAAGGTGGTTCAGGACTTCCTAAAACAATTGCACCAGGAAATCACACACTTAAAATTAATAGCATTGTGCTAGAAGATTTTAAATTTATTGATGGAGCAAAGCATTTGGTTCTTAATTTAGAAACTGAAGCAATTGATGGATTTGAAGGTTTCTTAATTGATAAAGATAATCCTGAAGCTGGACACTATGCTGGTCAAATTGGTAGAGTGAAAGCATCTCAGTATGCATTTGCTGATGGTATCACTAAAAGTGGAGTAAAAGTAGAAAGAGACAAGTCTCTAATGATTTTCTTAAAGAACTTAACAAACTCTTTGGGAATCAGTGAGTGGTTTCTTGCACAAGATAATGAGCATGATACAATTGAAGAATTTGTAGATGCGTTTAACTCTACTGCACCATATAAAGATAAGTATTTAGAATTCTGTATTGCCGGTAAAGAATATGAAGGTAAGAATGGATATACTAACTATGATATGTGGTTGCCAAAAAGTGTTAAAGGAGCATATTCTATTGTTCCTAAAGGAGGTGAAGTTCTTAAGTTTTCTGAAACAGATCACCTAAGAAAATTAGAGGTTAAGCCTGTTGAATCTTTTGGAGATGATGATTTAAGCATTCCATCAAGAGCAGCTTCTGACTTTGATCTTGACTAATACAGTAAGTTGTAATAGTGAGGGGAGAGTTAGAAATTAGCTCTCCCTTTTCTATTAACTTTACAATTATGATTTCTACAAAGAATATAATATCGTCTTATGAAGATGTTCCTTCTGAATGGATATTTGAGTATTATCTAAACTTGAGTGAGAAGTTAGTTGGTCAGGATGTCAAAATGTATTCTGTATTTAAAACAGAGAAGACTCCTTCAATGTATGTCTACTTTACTGTAAGTAATAATTCTTATAAGTTTAAAGATTTCTCTAGTGGTAATCAAGGTGGGCCAGTAAATTTAGTGATGGCTCTTTTCAGTATTGATTTCTTCAGTGCTACAAGTATGATTATTAATGATTATGAGAGATTCATAAAAGACAACAGATATGCTTTAAATGTTGAATATAAAGTTCAAGATAAATATAAAGTTGTTGATTATGAAATGAGGCACTGGACTAATCTAGATAAAGACTACTGGATGAAGTATAAGATAGGTTCTAAATTACTTGAGTACTATAATGTTACTCCTCTGAGTTTCTTTAGTATGGAAAAGACAGAACCTGATGGTAGTATATCTTCTGTAAAGATATCTCTTAATAACATCTATGGTTACTTTAGAAGAAATGGTTCTTTGTATAAGATTTACATGCCTAAGAATACTGATAAGAAATTTATCAAAGTAGAAAACTATATACAAGGTAGTGATCAACTAGTCAGTGTAAAAAGTAATCTTATCATAACAGCCTCACTAAAAGATCTGATGGCATTTAGAATGCTGAATATTCCTGATTTTCAAGCTATTGCACCAGATAGTGAGAACAGTATGATTAATGAATCTGCAATAGATAAACTAAAAGAAAAGTTTGATAAGATAATTGTTCTTTTTGATAATGATGTTGCCGGTAAAGAATCATCTGAGAAATATAAAAAGAGATATGGTTTTGATTATGTAACTTTAGATATGTCTAAAGATCTCTCTGACTCAGTAAAAGATTATGGTATTGATGCTGTGAGAGACAAACTAAAACAAATGCTATGAGTTGGATATATCAAGGTAAAGAATTTACTGAAGCACATATACCAGAAAATGGTATTGGATTTATTTATCACATGTCAGTGATATTAAATGGAAATACTTATGCTTATATTGGTAAGAAGAATTTCTTTTCAAATGTGAAGAAGAAACTTGGTAAAAAAGCTTTAGCACAAGTTACTGATAAAAGACTGAAAAAATACACTCGGGAGTCTAAACCTAGTTTTATGAATTACTATAGTAGTAATCAACAACTAAAAGAAGCTCACAAAGCAGGTTTAATAATCAAAAGAGAGATTTTAATGATATGTTACTCAGCAACTGAATTAACTTATCAAGAAGTAAAGCACCAGTTTAAATATGAAGTGCTTGAAAGAAAAGAGTATTTAAATGCCAATATTCTTGGC